GAAGATAAATTACACGAGTATTTTAGAAAGGCACAAAACATAGGTACGCTACCAATACATATTGACGATAAGCCAAACGCATCTATTGACGACATAAGAGCAAGGGCTATTACAATGAAGCGTCGCCACGATATTAAGTTACTTGTTATCGACTATATTCAGCTTATAAACGTAGGTAAGGCAAAGGGTAATAGAGAACAGGAGATTTCCGAGATTAGCCGTAAGATAAAGCTATTAGCAAAAGAATTAAACATACCAATTATCGCTATCGCCCAATTATCTCGACAAGTAGAAGCCTCTGATCCTAAAATACCTTTCTTGCATCACCTAAGAGAATCAGGAAGTATAGAGCAGGATGCAGATATGGTATTGATGTTATGGAGAGCAGAATATTACGATTACCCTGAATTTGAGTTTGATAGCAAGATGGAGGATAGTAAAGGAAAGTGTGTTTGCTTTATACGTAAAAATAGGAATGGAGAAACTGGAAGGGTATTATTTAGAAATAACTTAGCACTATCTTCGTTCTACGATATAAATGTTGATAACTTTATACCACCGAATTTAGATTTTTAAGTATATTAGAAAAAAAATTAATTATGGAGCAAAACAAAGCAATTCAAATTTTAATCGAGGTGGCATTAGTAGCCCAATCGAAAGGTGTGTTAACATTAGATGACGCAGTTATCGTAAAGGAAGCTATTGAAACTTTTAGACCAAAAGAAGAAGAAAGTGAAGCCGTTCAGGAGGGAGAATTATAACGTCCAAATCCTAGAAGAACTTAAAGACTATCTCTTAAAAAATCCTTCTGTTAGATTCTGTCAGGCTTTATATAATCTCAAGATTGTTGATAAGCAGCACAGGTTCTACGAGGAATCAAGTAAGACATTAGCTAGGGTTAGGTTTGTAATGGAAGACGAAGATGGCGAAGATTCCTTATAATAATATTGAGGAGTTAATAGGAAGTGTTTGGAAATTCCATTGGTCGATAGGTGATGAGGTTAAACTCATAAAGGTAGATAAAGCTAAAAGTAAATTAACTGGAAAGGTTCTTACATTCTCCCATTTAACTTTGGACAAACCTAATTTTGAAACAAACGAAGCCTACTTTGAGAAAGATTTCTTAGTATGGGCAGAAAGGATAAAATGAAAATATTGGAAGCATTAGCAGAAGAAATTTCAAGGCAAAAGAAAATTGATGCTTTGATGAAAATGAAACAACAAAGGGAAGCCGAATTAAAAGAGATTAGAACTGCATTAAGATTTATAATACATAGACGATAGTTAAAATTTCTCGATACATAGGCAATCGAATTACAATTATGGAAAATTCAATTAGTACACCAAAAGTAACAGAAGTATCAAATTCAAAATTTATGTCAGTAAGATTCTTTAAAAACTCTGCATATCGTGGAGGTTTTGAATTAGACATTATTGTAGGACAATTTAATTTGCGAATTGCAAGACATCAGTTTGCATTTTGGAAAAACTATGAACCTATATTTAATTATACTTATTAATGAGCATAAGCAAAGATACTATGGAATGGTGGCAAAAAGCATCTGTTTCAACAAATTGTCCATATAATGGAACATCAACAAATACATTGGAAACTAAAAGCAACGTAATAGATACTAAACGTATATTTGATACAGGTAGCCAGCGTGATGATGATACTAACAAGCCATTACCAAGCCACTTAGACGCTTATGTTCGTCTTAGATACGGCTATCTATTACGTCAAGGTGCAAACCATTACGAGAAGGGAAATTGGAGAAAAGGTCAGCCAACTGAAACAGCATTGGAAAGCCTCCATCGTCATTTAGCAAAGTTTGAGATTAACCTCTACAACGGAGTTGAACAAGACGAAGACCACCTATCGGCAATTATCTTTAACGTGATGTTGATTATGAAGAATGAAGAGAAGGAAGGGATACTTGTTGATAAGTATTACAAGAAATTATAGTTTGTGTTAGTTATATTTGACTGTGGTTATCGCCCGAAGGTTTGATTGGTTTCCTAAGGGTAAAGATTGGGGGCGTAATGCCCCCTTTCTCGTTCTTACACCTCCGCAATCTCTATAATTAACCTATCTTCTCCCTCCTCATAACAATAGGTCAACTCCTTCACATACCTGACATTATCGTCTACAAACATCTGCCCTTTAGCAAGGTCAAGAAAGCATTTAGCCCAAAGTCCGCATTTGTTATCTAAATCCCAATTCTTTAGATTCCTACGATATATAAGTTTAATCTTTACCGGCTTTTCTATAAGCCCTACTTCTGCAAACTCTTTACACCAAAGAAACTCTTTAAGTTCTTGTACAATTTTCTGCCGAACAGAATAATGGATGCCAGCATAAATAGCATTGTAACCAAGATAAATTTTCCTCTTTTTAACCTTACCAATTTCAATAAATGTTGGAGGACTATCATATATTAACCTAATCATTTTCGGATGCTTAGAGCGTCTAATATTGCGTCTATTTCATCGCAAATCTTAATCTGTAGAGCATACTTTTGTGGAGCATTACTATCATCTAGGATAGTTAGCATTTCAGTAAGACTAAGCATATATTCGGCTAAATCGCCAAACGTAAGTTTATCTTGTTGCTCTTTATTCTGCTCTTTTAAATCCATTCTATTTTAGACCCTAAGTCCATAGGTAAAAACAAGGCAATCTTGCCATCTATTACTACACCACAACCCAAAGTAGGTTTCTTACTATATACCTTACCATAAGCCATCGCATAGGCATCTACATCAACACCACAGCCTACATTCATACCAAATATCATATCTCTATCCGAAGCTGAGTACATTACTCCTCCAAATGAGTGGATATGGCCTATAACGGTAGACTGACGATTATCTCTTGCTCTGTTAACTGCTCCCATCTGACCACTACTCCCTGTACCGTGTTGATACAAGACATTGTCAATTTCGTGTGAGTGTTTCCAAGTCCATCCATCGGGATAACCTAACATCTCGTTATACGTCTTAAACATAGACTTTGGTAAGCCTGCTGTTTGTAACTTGCGCTGAGGCAAAGCCGAGTGGTTACCTATACAACCATGTACTTCAGGAAATGCTTTCCACCATTGTTCGTGCTCTTTACGAGCTAAATCTAACTCGCTACCTGCTGAATGACCATCAGGATCTGATTCGTGATAGCTTATAGCGTGGAAGTCAGTATCATCACCAATATCTACAATTGTATTTACTTGGAACTTATTAAAGACCTCGTAAACAAATTTAAAGTAATCGGGATGAGTAAAAGGTGCGTGGCGGTCGCCAATAATTCCCACGACGTTTGAGTTTCTGAAACTCTTAATTAAATCGTATTCACCAGAATTTAATCTTGGTCGGAAGTTTGCTTGCATATTGATTAAGTTTTGATTTTAACACTAAGATAACTACTATAATGCTAATAATCAAGAAAATAAAGAAATCTGTATAATTAAAATTTCCTTTGGCGACAACTGATTTTCCTTTTTGTTTAATAAACACGTTTCTATATTCTATTTTTTTCTCGTAAATCTTTATTGGAATGGCCTTTTCGGCAGTTATTGAGGCTATTGAGTATATACCATTTTTGTAAATAATACGAACACTGCCCCCATTTTTTGTTGATAAATATAATGTTGTATCTCTTTCAGGTTTGCTAAAAGAAAACTTTATTGTATCAGATTTTATAGTAATAATAGTATCTACGATACGCTCAGTAACTACTTTTGTTTTATCTATAAATACGCTATCTAACTTAACAACCGTTCTTGTTTTAAATATACCACAAGACGATAGTAAGAATAACAATACGAATAAACTATTTCTTATCCCCATCTTTTGCTTGTAATAAACCGATACCAATACCAATAGTAACTGCTGCGTCTGTCCAATTAGTTTTACCCATCATAACCGAAGCAATACCGCCTACAATTAATCCCCAACCGATAGCACTTGTTTTCCAACTCTTGCCTAATAATTTATATAATAACTTTTCCATTACTTTCCTTGTCCTCTATATTTCTTTTTATATAACTTAGATCCTTTAATTTTAGATGCACCTTTCTTTGAATGACGACCCGGTCTTTTTCTTTTAGGCTTTTTCTTAAATAATTTTATATCTGCAACTTTTGCCCTTGCCATTTTACTTCTTTATATATAATTGATATTCTCGTTTTCTTCTGTTTAATAAGATTGGTTTTCCTCCTGCGTTCTTCCACATCTCAAATGCAGCACCTATTGTAGGGTCATTCGGATTGGCGTTAACTTTCTTTAATAAGGTAGACTTCTTAAAAGCCCCTGTTCCTATGTTAAAAGCAAGGCTAACCAATGAGTCAAATTGATTTTGATTGATGTCATCTCTTGTAGAAGAATACACAGCAAGCTCATAAGTCTTTAATACGTTTTTAAATAGTTGTAATGCTCTAAACTCGGTAATAGCAGGGTCAGTCATCTTAACCTTAGTCCCATCCTCATAGTAAGTAGAGCCAATACCAATAGTAGGTACACCTGCACTACACTTATAAGGTTTTAATACCATACCTTCCTCCTTAGAGATGAATTTTAAGCCATTAGGCGATACTTCTTTTATTTCCATTACTTAGTTAGTAAGTCCTTTAAAAAGTTGAATATACCAAGCCCTACAAGCGTAACAAGGGCATAAAAATATGATTTGTATTTCTTTACAGATTCTTCTAGTATTTCTACCTTAGATTTTGTTTGATTGTAATCCTCTACAAGCCCACGTTGGTCAGGGAAAGATGCGTTACCAGCTAATAGCGTATGAACGTCTTTAATCATCTCCTTTAGTTCGGTGATATTTTCCTTTATCGATTCTATTTCCTCCGACATAGTGTCCAATCTATTTTTTTCGTGGGCAGTCATTTTATGAGATTACTGTTTGATTTACTACTGTTTTTCCTGTTGAATCTGTAAATTCTGATGAGTATAGCAAGGCATTATATGTTCCATTTTTAAAGTCAATGGTATAATCTAGTAAGGAAAAGTTTACACTATCGTAACCAATAATTTGGTAACTAAACTTACTTCCTATAAAGTAACTTGCATCCGATTTAAAAGTTCCCTCTATAGTCACGTTATTTAAACCTATATTTTTTAATACTTCAGATGATATATTACTTAATTTTGTTTTTAAAGATGTGTAAGATATATCTTTACATCCTATATTTTGGTAACTTAAAGCTATACCACTTGCAGGATTATTATAAGCATCAAATATATTATTACCATAAGAACCTGCTACATACATTGGATTTTTAGCCTTTGCATCTCCAAGAGTAAATAGTGCAGGAGGTACATACTTTTGAGCTTCACTAATAAATATATTAGAGTTCAAAGTAAAGGAATCATCTGAATTTACAAAACCATCAAATTTAGTTATAAATTTTTGTGATGTTGGAAGTCCTGTGACAATAGAACCTTTAAATGTTTGAAGATTACAATACTCTACAAATAATTGATATGGGTCGGTAGCAGAAGCAACAGCTAAATTTCTATATGGTTGGTATTGTCTTATTTTTATTTTTGCATTATCAGGAATATCTAATACTGCTTTTATATCATAGTAAATTTTATCTGAATCATTACCAAGATAATTTGGTATTACTGTTAATGGTAAACTACCCGATGCTGTTGGGGTAAAAGTTGATTCAAATTTATTATTAGTATAATTATAATAGAATGTTGTTTCAACACCATTTTCATCATTAGCAATTAAAACTAATGCTACAACAGGTCTTGGTCTATAATTAAATTGATTGATAGTACCACCAGTAGCAGGTAAATTTTTTAATCTACCATCTGTCCAAGCTAAATAAGAAAAAGAAAATACATCACCCGAAGAAACACTAAATTCCTCACTATCTATATATACACCTAAATCAAAACCAGCCAGATACTTTGCAGGAAATTTTGTTGCATAGTAAGTTCCAAATGTTTGTGTTTTTAATATTGCATAAGGATAAAATGGTCTTGCTTGTATTGTATTTGGTTGAGCATCTATACCTTGATATATCAATTCACGACCACTTGGATCATACCAACTATTTACAGCATAGTAAGAACCAGCACCTGTATATCTTGCAACTTCTGATACAGATGACATATTATAATTTGGAGTATTGTAATTTAATGATGCAGAATTTGATATAGTTATATTTTCTATTGGGTAGTTAAACCTAATTACTTGGTCACGACCTATATTCTTAAAGTTTCCTGAATTTAATGGTATTATTGAATCGCTATCAGTCCCATATCCATAAAATGAATATATAACACTATCCGTAGTAACATCATAAGAAGATATGGTATATTCAGCAGTATCCACACTACCAGTTGTATTATTTACAAGAGCGTCGTAAGATTTTACATGAAGTTTATTATTCTTAAAAAAGGCTATTAATCCAAACTGAGAGCAAACTCCTTCTAGTACCTCAAATAATGTTTTATACTTACCCAACTCTTGAAGAAAGGCATTTTTTTGTATATACATTGTACTTAAATTAATAGTTGAGGATACAGTTGCTCCGTTACCATTAACGTATGTTTGTGTTAAGCTATATGTGAATGGATATTCTAAAGAAACGGTATTTGTTATATAAGAAAAATAACAGCACCTCATTATTATATCAAGTAAAGATATTTTATCACTTGGGAAATAACGTATTAAATTTGTATTACCAGCCTCAAAGTTATAAAATCTATTATTCTTCATTTGCAAAACATCAGAGAATTGCAACGAGAATTGAATTGGCATTATTTCATTTAACGAAACGTCTGTATTGTATATATAGTAACCTTGCCAAATAATATTATAAGAGCCACCTGCCTTCTTTTTTACCTCTAATAGGAATGTATCTGATTCGGCAGTAATAAATTCGGTAAAGTCAAATCCTGTATAGCCTAAAATTAAATTATAAAGCTCCCAAATATTTGTGTTATCTGTCCATTCATCCTCTACCCTAACATCAGCAATAACCAAGTTTAAAGAAGCCTTTGTAGCTATGACCGGTCTATAACCTCCATTGCCACCTACACTATCAGTTTCGATAACGAGTGGACTTGCATTACCATCTAACTCTACAACAGCACCTGAATATCCTTTACGATAAATAGTAGCTATGTATTGGTCTTTGGTATTCTGAAATATATCAGAAAATGTTAACGTATATTTTGCACCGTACCCTGTATATGCCATTAGAAGTAATTTTTTCTATTTTTGCTTGCTCTATCCAATAAGATAACTAAATCGTTACCACTTATTCTTGCTGTTAATTGTCCACCCATATTTCCACCCATATCCCCAATACTTCCGCTTATTAAACTTGTTAGTTTATCTAATGGAGCAACAACTTCAGGATTTGATCTAGCATTTGGATATTCTCCCATAAGTCCTAATGTATCACCCGATATAATACCCCCACTTGCAAAGGGTCTTACAGTTCCAAAAGAACCACCTGAAGGAGCAGATGAGCCTCCACCGCCTCCTGATTTACTTGAAACAAATCCTTTTAATGTTCCGCCTAATGCAGTTAATACAATACCAGCAGCTAATGCAACAACCCATTGTTTAGGGTCAAATAGTTTTCTAAATGCTTTAGAGAATTGTAAACCTGCAAATGATGTAGCTATTAATAACTGACCAAATTGGACTAAAACGGAACTAAGTCCTCCTAATAGAGCATCACCAAGAGCTTTTCCTATATTACCACCACTTGCAATAGCTTCTCCAACTGCTTGCATACTATTTGAAACTGTTTCTGCTAAACCATATCCAAAAATATCATTTACTCTATTTTCAAAAACTTCTAAATCTTTATAATATTGAGCTGTATGCTCTCCAAGACCTTTACCTTTTGTTAAGTCTACTGTTTTTATTTTTACAGCACCTGCTTTAGCTAATAGTTTAGTAGCAGTTAAGAATTGGTCAGTTTCGTAATTAAATGTTTTTAATCCAATTAAATCTAATTTATCTCCAAATGTTCCTATGCTTTTACCTGTTTTATCTATTGCAGTAGGAGCAAATTGGAATGATTTAATTAAATCTTTGAATACAAAGTTAAAGTCGCTTGTTTTCCCTGTTGTAATTTTTAATTTATCTCCGAGCTGAGCTAGATATTTACCACCTGCTGATACTGAAGCACCTAAAGCAGCGTTTTGCGTAACTCCCAATAAAGCACCCATAAATGCAGATACCCCAACAAGCAAAGTTTGCATACCAGAGATTATGCTATTTATAACATTAAATGTTATTGCTTTAATACCCTCCCAAACTAAATTCCAATCCCCTTTAATAAGTCCTGTTGCAATCTTTATAATGTTCAGCACATTATTCATTTGGTTATATACGATAGTATAGATATACCCCATAACCATATTTATCTCTGTACCAAATCTATTCCATATTGCTATTATTAAATTTATACCAGCTTTTGCTATTTGTTTCAATAATTCAAATCCTTCTTTAAAACCACCAACTATAGTATTTAATAAAGTAGATGCGGGTGGTCTGCTCAAGAAATCAACTAATTGACCTATATAGGTTTCACTATCAAGAGCCATTTTTTGTATTTCCTTACCTACGTTCCCACCATCGTATTGAATTCTTTGTGCCCAATAAGCGAATATAGTAAGACCAGCAGTTAATGCAGATCCTAATAAAGATATTGCAGCACCAACAGCAGCAGAAACGCCACTAAGTAGAACTAATTGGTCAATAAGTATTGGAATGTTATTTGATATGGCTAATACACCAAGACCAAAGTTTTGAGAAAAGAATCCAGCATCACGAATAACCTGACCAAATGCAAAGGCGGCTAACCTTGCTCTACTCATATCAACACCAACTCTTGATACAGATGTAGATGCAGAATCGAATGATGACTTTATAGATTTGCCAGCATTTGCAGCAGAAGAACTTATTTTGCCTAATTCCTTTTCTATCGCAGATACTCTGCTTACAAGGTCTTGTATATTGGCGGTTATGGTTACCTGAAAATTACTATCCATTGTTATTTAGTTTGTTAGCGACTTTATTAAAGTCATCTTTACTTAATGGTTTATACTTTGGCTTTTTGGGTTTACCAAGATTATCTGTCCACAATGGCATAAGTTTATCAGGGGACTTTTGGTCGGTCTTTTTACTTACGTTTGCATTATACAACATAGCTAATATACTACGAGTATGCTCCCATTGTTTAGTTTCTTTTTTAATATGACCATATAGCAATCTATTATAGTCTGCCCAAGTCATATCGTAAAATTGGTCGGGGAGAAGCCCTATCTCACCTATAGCGAAGTCTAAAACCTCCCCCCAGCCTATTTTTTTGGCGTTGACGTACTAGCTTTTGATGTTGATGCTATAGCTTCGTTAGTTTCTACAACTAACTGAGAAGTCTTTACAGATGCTTCAAATACTTGAATAATATCTGTAATTTGGCTCATAGGCATATCATCTACCCAAGTTAATACATCATCCTGAGTGAAATCCTCAATCTCTTTCTTGATAAAGCAGTTGTTTTTAAGTCCACAATATACCAAGTCAGCACATAGCTTAATCGGATTTGTTTCGTCAAACTCTGCTACACCAGTACCATTGAGTTTTGAGTATTCCATTAATGCGTAGTTACCGAATTTGATACCACGCTTTTTACCACCTAATTCTAATTGAATATAACCTGTCATAATTTTTTCTTCGTTAAATAAATGTGGTTATCGCCCGAAGAAGTTTAATTAGGCTACGGTAGATTGGGTTAATGCACCAGTTCCTTGAAAAGATACGCTGAAACCAGCAGGGCTTTCCATATCAGCAGTCTGAGAGATAGAAGTGATGAATGCGTTACCGCTTAATTTCATATCACCAGAAGTTGCAGTTGAAAATTCCACAGCTACGGCAGTACGAGCAATTAATAAAGCTACAAGCTCATCAGTTTCTACTTTTGCATCAGTTGCATAGTCAACAAGACCATCAGAAGATAAAGTCCAAGAGCGAACTCCTGCGAAAAATTCTGACCAACCTGCTGAATCTTTAGTGGTTGCATCTGGTAAATCTACTGATAACTCAAGGCTTGCAGTAGTTGCTTTCAGAAGTTGTACACCTCCTACTTTGATTGTTAAATTTGTTCCGTTAATTAAGGCCATTTTTTTGTTTATTTAAAGTTAATGATTAAGCTACTATGTCTGCTAATATTTGAGTTCCTTGAAGAGTTCCTGAATAGGTTACTACGTCCTCCATAGGGCCATCAATAGTTAGCGATGAGATATATACATATCCGTTGTAAACTAAAGAACCTGCTAAATTCGTAGTGAATTTAACCAAGAACTTAGTTTGATTTTCTACTGCGGTTTCTAACCAAGCGGGATCAATATTATCTGAGTAATCTACCAAACCTTCAAAGTCGATAGAAAAACTACGTTGTCCGATAATAAATTCGCTCCAACCAGCAGATGCCCTAGACGTTGCGTCGATAGGGTTTGCCTCAACATTTAATGTGAAGCTACGAGAGTGTCCAAACGCTTTGTCTGTTCCTCCGTCAAGTACATAAAGTACAAGGTCTGTTCCGTTTACTAATGCCATGTTATAATTGTTCTACTATGTTTCTAATTCTAATTACTTTTCTTACTTCGTAAAAGCCATCAAATTGACTTTCTAAATATCCTGTTGATTCTAAGCTATTGGTAATAACCTTGAAATCAGAAGATGCGTCAGGTAAAGAACTACGATTTAGAAGCAGTTGCATTACTTGATTTGATATATTGTCGGCATCAGCCTTTGAATAGTTAGTGCCATCAGTACCTGTAAATACCTGAACCGTTACAACACAATTACTATTAAAGTTGGTTTTAGTACTTTCGTCTACTACACTAACACTCGAGATTTGAATATAGGGATGGGTTGCATCATCAGGAATATTATCATACGTTGGAACAGCTACTGCATTTAAAGTAACAGCACCATTCAGTTTGGCATAATAAGCCTTTCTTAAACTATATCCTACGTCTTTCACAGTTATTAGTTGTTAAATGGTGGAGGAAGTTGTGCGTCAATAGGGTTTTTCTTTAATTCAATCTGAGCTGCTAAGTTAGCGTCAATCTCTGCAACGTCTAAGCCTGCCTCTAACCAACTTTCTACTTCTTCCTTAGTTAAATCCTCATAGCTAACAAATGCCTCTGGTGTAGGGCTTCCTACTGGGCAAGTACCATAAGATTCAGCACTAAACTCTCCGTCAATTGCTACTCTTCTCCAATGTACTAACGTCACTACGTCTTTCATTTGTTCTTCGGATAGCTTAACATCCATTGCCGAAATGATCCAATTGTATTCCATATTATTTATTTTTTAATTCTTCTACTTCTAATTTTAACTCTTGTATTGCTTTTGTTAAGATAGCTATTACGCCATAATAATCAACTCCCATCATTTCATCATCGCTCTTAGTAGCTGTAACTAAATCAGGGAATATTTCTTTAATATCTTGTGCTATAAAACCACCTTTAATATTTTCTTCGTTTTCTTTATATCTAAATGAGGCAGGTTTTAATTTCATTACCTTATCTAGTATAGACTCATTAAAGTAGTTAATATCTTTTTTAGTACGAGCATCGGATAAGTTAGAACCAGCAAAAAAGTAATTACCATTGGTTTGAACATAGAAAGCAGAACTATAACCTATCGTAATACATTCTAATATTCTATCGGTAGCAGTACCAGTTAATGCTCTTAATGTAGCAGTACAATTAGAAGAATAACCAGTATTATTTACTTGAAATCTACCATCATTAGCTATTCTTGCTCTTTCGTTACTATTAGTTCCAAATGCTAAATAGTTTCCATTTGATGTACCAGCAAAGTATATACTTTCTGTTGAACCAGCAATAGCTGCCCCTGTACTTAATACAGTTATATCTCCAGCAACTGATAATTTAGCAGTAGGACTTGTATTTCCTATACCTACATTTCCAGTTGCACTAATCCACATTGGGAATGTAGCAGATGGATGATGATATATATAAGTAATGCCAGTAGAAGTTACACCAAATCCAGCTTTCAGAGAACCACTATGAGAAAGTGTCAATCTATCGTTTAAAGTTGATGAATTAATATCTAATAATGTTGCAGGACTGCTTGTTCCAATACCAACAAATCCATCACTTGTAATACGAACCTTTTCGGCATTTGTTCCCGAATTGCTTGTTTTAAATACAAGGCCTCCAGTATTTGCATTTGCATTATAAGCACCTACTGAACCCATTGGAGCAGTATAAGATGAGTCAAGATTTGATATTGTAATCTCCCCATTCCATACTGATAGTCTGCTTGCAGGAGTTCCAATTCCAATACCTACGTTACCACCTGAGGTAATACGCATACGTTCGGCAGAAGAAGTACCTAAAATCATACTACCTGCTCTTGACGCAACCATAAAATCAGATGCAGAGCCACTACCAGAAATACCTAATGCAGAACCAACATCTCCAAAAGAAGTACCTGAATTTCTCCAAATTGCATAAGCACCACTTGCATTTGTACTTTCAAAATAAGCTAATGCTGCTGCTGAATTATATACGTGTAATGGAAGTGCAGGACTTGTAGTTCCTATGCCAACGTTGCCACTTGCAGTGATACGCATACGTTCTGTTTTTGCAGTTCCATTTGCAAATACAAATATTCCACCCGTTCCAAATTGCGAGGTAAACCTACTAATTCCAGAAGAAGGAAAGTCAACAAATAAATCTGCATTTGTATTGTCTGTTGCGTGAATTGCAGTCCCCGTAGCTGAAACAGATATATCTAATTTATATAAAGGATTACTTGTTCCTATACCTACATTACCAGCAGAACCAGCATTTAAAATTAATGAACTACCATCTAATCTAAATTGGCCATAAGCAGATGTACTTCTATTATAAGCATTAAATTGAGCATATCCACTCACAACGCCCATTTCAACATTTAAACCACTTGCAGCAGCAGAATAACCTTGTACAATAATACCATTATTGGCAGATATAGCACCTATTACCGATAGTTTTTCATTAGGGCTTGTCGTTCCTATACCTACGTTAGTTCCATTATCAAATATTAAACTATTACCAATAGCTGAACTACCTGTAAATTTAGGAACATAATTAGTAGTACCACTACCTGAAATACCTCCACTAGGAGCAGCTGTTGTTAATATATTACCCGAAGAATCAAATGCTAAATATCCTGCAGCAGTACCTGTGAACGAAGAAGTAGACGTATATCCATTTAGTTTAAACTGACCTGTATTTAATATTCTAGCTTTTTCTGAACTATTTATACTAAATAATATATTCCCTGAATTATAGGTATTATTAATATATATATTACTTCCGTTTAAATGTGTTGTATATGCAATTTCTGCTCTATATCCAGCATAGTTTTCAAGCCACATTGAAGTAAGCGTACTACTATCTGTATTTTCAGTATTATTAAACCTTGCAATCGCACCTGTTCCAATAGTACTTGAAAAAATATGAAGCGGTGCAGAATGAGTAGTAAATGAAGATGGGCCACCCCAAAATCTTAAAGCTCTTACATTTGTAGATGAAGTTATACTTCCATTAACATCTAATGTAGCAGAAGGGCTTGTAGTACCGATACCTACGTTACCCGCAGCAGTAATTCTTATTCTTTCTGATGTAACACCACCAGTTGTAGTTTGAAGCGCTAAAGCAGAATCAATAGAAGTACTTAAATAAGTAGCAGATATTGTTGAAAGCCCTGTTGCATTTGAAATAGTAATAGCATTACCATTTGTAGAGCCATCAGAAAAAACTCCTGATATAGTATTACTTCCAGTTCCTGTACTTAAAGAATGAAATCTACCGGAAGGAGAGGCTATGCCTATACCTACATTAGTACCACTATCATAAATTAAGCTATTGCCAATAGATGTAGAACCAGTAAATTTAGCTACATAGTTTGCAGTTCCTGTGCCTGTAACCGGATTAGTTAAAGCATTTTGTTTATTATTAAACGTATTCCAATCAGTTGAACTTAAATACCCATTTGTACTTGTAGTCGCCTGAGAAATACTTAAAGTTCTGTTTGCAGTCAAATCACCACCACCACTTAAAGGAGCTGTTGTAGATATTGTTCTTGCATTTGTTACAGGAGTGAATCCTAAAGCATCAGTAACATCTAAACTCGTAAGAGTAATAGCACCAGTTCTTGTATTAAATGAACTTACACCAGCTACAATAGTCCAACTTCTATCGGCACTTAAATCATAAGAAGTACCATTGATAGTTAATGTCCTGGATGCTGGAACTTTGTTATTAAACGTAGACCAATCAGTAGAGGTTAAATAACCATCTTGACTTGCAGAAGCAGCTCCTAATTTGGTCTTTATTGTGGCGTTTGTTTCATCTCCTGTATTAGTACCACTAAGATTACTAGCACCTATTGTAGAAGTTACACTAAGAGTACCTGTAATTGTAGCAGCAGAACTCGATAAAGAAAGGGCAGTATTATTACCCAAACCATCGGTTATTAGCTTTAAAGAAGATGTAATAGGGCCATTATCGGTTACTTTTAATAACGCATCATAAGTAGCAGCAATGGTTTGTCCTGTTAGTGTAGCCATTTAGTAGATAGTTCCCTAATATAGTTAAAATATTTTACTTTTACAACAATTTTTATCAACAGATTATTTCCAAAAATTTCTTATGAAGTTCATCCCTTCAATATCAATAGTATTTAAAAAATAATAAGTACCAGCAGATGCTTTTCTATTGATGAATTTTGGACTATTTGATTTGTATGGAGCAGCTATTGAAACTGTATCAATTCCACTCTCAAATCCTGTTGCTATTGTTAAACTGTCGCTTGCAGTACGTCTAGTACCAAATTCAAGATAAATTAATTCCTTGCTTTCTTTGGCTATCGCTCTGCCTGTTATTATGCTTTTGCCATTCCACATTTTATAGTAGATAGGATTACCAGCTATTTGATTTCCATCAGCAGGGATACTTGAGTATTTGCTATTTGTAGTATTTGTAATTGAACTAACAGCCTCCTCTACTTTCTCCTCTGCTCTATTATGAATTTGTTCAACCCATTTATTTAAGTCTGCCATAACTCCAGAAGTAGTATTACTTTTACTACCTGGTCTACTTACAGAATTTCTTACAACTGCCATTATTTTCTACTCCAAGCAATAACTTTAACAAAGTATTTATCTTCGCCTTCATTAAGTACAGAGTGAATAATATAATCATTGTTTCTATAAGTGATTTTATATGACTTGTTTATTGCAGCAGATTCTGCTCTATAACGCAATACAAACATAAACTTATTGTTAATCACCCTTTCTCCACCCTCGACAAATAATTCTCCATCATAAGGATATACAGCAGCAAACGTAGTTAGATAATTGCTATAAGTAGGTTTAGTACCACCAGCAGTATCAGTTGTCTTGCTATAAGATTTTACAACAATAGTTTCCTTAAAATCAGATGACTTATAATGTGTATTCATTAAAATAATGATATTCTTCTATAACTTTTTGCGAATTGTTTTGCTCCGTTAGAAAGCTCGGTAACTTGAGAACTATCTATTACATTTTCTCTATACTCAAAGTCCATACCTACTTGCTTTAAGATAGCAACCTTTAAGTCAGCCGGTAAAGAAGTATATCCTGCAACGTACTCAATCTCAATAGGAGTGGCAATACCAAAGAATGTAATAGTCTTGAATAAATTGCCTGTAACAAGATAATCAGTACCTGCTGTTAGCGTAGTTTTAGTACCTGATGAATCAATAGATTTAACATGGGTAATAGATTGAATAGGCCCATAAGGAATATCAATATTATCCGATACTTGTTGAAATGTAGATACTAAAGTTTTAGTAGCAAACGTGCAACCTGTATA